ATCTTTATCTCTCCGAGGTCAAGTTTCGGGGGTCGCCGTGGCTAAGTCAAATAAGAGCGATTCCGCCCGCACTCCGGCGAAGTCGCGGCGATCCCTAAAGAATCCGAAAGAATCTCGACGAATCCTGTCGAATCGTGACGCGGTCGAGGACGTCATCTCGTGGCTTTACTCGAAGGACGCGCTCGGAAAGGTTCACTCTGCGACGGTCGCGATCGTGCGCAGTCTCGCTACCCGGCTCGACGACCCGGAGGACGCCTCGAATGCGCGTCTCTGGAAGGAGTACCGGGAGGCGGTAGATGCTCTTATAAAGGCAGGAGAGGAGCGTTCTAATGAGTTCGACGACGTACTCCGTGGCCTCGAAGCCTCGTTACGCGACACGCCAACGCGCTGAACGCGACTCGTTCGGCGGGAAGATCGGGCTCGTAGCTAACGGGCTTCAGCTTCCGCTCATGCCGTGGCAGGCGGAGGTAGTGAACATCTTCGGGGAGCAGCTCGACGGGCGACCCGCCTACCGGGAGCTCGTGCTTACCGTTCCGAGACAGTCCGGGAAGACGACGCTCATCCTCGCGATCATGCTTCACCGGGCGCTCTTCTACGGTCGCCCGCAGCGCATCGCGTACACGGCTCAGACGGGCCACGACGCCAGACAGAAACTCTTAGACGACTTCGTTCCGATCATCGAACGCTCACCCTTCGCCGCTCTCGTCGACCGCGTCTACCGAGCGAACGGAGACGAAGCGATCATCTTCGGCAACGGCTCCCGGATAGAAGTCCTCCGAAACTCGATCTCGGCAGGCCACGGGCGAACGCTCGACCTCGCGATTATCGACGAAGCCTTCGCCGACGAGGACGACGTCCGCGAGCAGGCTCTCCTCCCGACTATGGCTACGAAGAAGGACGCTCAGATAGTCGTCGTCTCTACTGCCGGAACGGAACGCTCCCTCTATCTGAAGCGCAAGGTCGATCAGGGCCGAGCGGCTGCGGAGGCGGACATCGGGGAAGGTATCGCTTACTTCGAGTGGAGCGCATCCCCGGACGACGATCCCTTCGATCGGGAAGTCTGGCGTCGAGTCATGCCCGCGCTCGGACTCACGGTCGAAGAGTCGGCGGTCGAACACGCGATGAGCTCTATGACTCCGAACGAGTTCCGCCGCTCGTACCTCAACGTATGGAGCACCGCCTCGGAGCAGATGATCCCGCAGAAAGTCTGGCTTGCCTCATGCTCGGCGAAGGTCGCTCCAGCCGGGGCGCTTACGTTCGCCGTCGACGTCGCCCTCGACCGAAGCCGCGGCTCTATCGCGGTATGCGACGGCTCCGGGAACATCGAGCTCATCGAGAACCGGGACGGCGTCTCGTGGATTCAGCAGCGCGTCCTTGAGCTCTACCGACGATGGAAGGGGAACGTCATCGTCGACGGCTACGGCCCGGCGTCCTCGTTCGTCGACCCGCTGAAAGCGCTCGGAGTTCCGATCGTCGTCTACCGGACGGCGGACGTCGTCGCAGCCTGCGCGCTCTTCTACGACGCCGTCCTCGACAAGGCGATAAAGGTCAAGAGCGACGACAGACTCGATAAAGCGATCGCGGCGGCTACGCGCCGCGCGGTTGGTCAGACGTGGCTCTTCCAGCGGAACACCCCGGACGCTGACATCTCACCGCTCTACGCGATCCTCCTCGCATGGCACTCGGCGACTCAGAAGAAGAGCGCCGTCAAGTCTCGAAGCGCCATCTACTAGACTTCGTCCCCTAATGGCGCTCCGAGACTTCTTCCGCCGCGAGAAACGCGCGAACGGCTTCGGCTTCACCTATCCGAACGTCTACGTCGACGAAGCCGGACGGATGGGGCGACTCTTCCCGGACGTGAACGCGGGCGTCATCGTCGACGAGACTTCGACGCTCTCCGTCCCCGGAATCTGGCGAGCAGTTACCCTCATCTCTGACGCGATCGGCGGACTACCGTTCCACGCCTACCGCTCCGAAGAGTACGTCGACCCGCAGCCGAACCTACTGATAAAGCCCGTCGCAACGGAGACACGCATCGAGACAGTCTCCGCTATGGTCGCCTCCCTCATCATCCACGGAAACTATGTCGCGATCCTCGGAGAGCCCGGCGTGAACGGCTACCCGGACTCGTTCTACCCGGTCGCAGTCCACCGCGTACAAGTACGCCGGGAGAACGGCGAACTCATCTATCGCATCGAGAACCGCGACTATTCGGCGGACGAAGTGCTCCACATAAAGGGCTTCTCTATGCCCGGCGAGCACGTCGGCTACGGAATCCTCTCAGCTCAGCGGCAGGCGATCGGCGGAGCCGTCGCCGTGAACACCTACGCCCAGCGCTACTTCGACGGCGGCGCGCAGCCGACCGGAATCATCTACTCCTCGAACCCCGACCTCTCGCAAGAAGAAGCCGACGCCCTCAAGTCCGCATGGCTCAGACAGTACGGCGGAACGAAGCGCACCCCCGCAGTCCTCAACGAGTCGACGAAGTTCCAGCAGCTCAGCGACAATGCGAAGGACGCTCAGCTTCTCGAGACTCGCGCGTTCTCGCTCACGGAGATCGCGAACATGATCGGCCTCCCCGCCTACTACCTCGGCGCACCGAACTCGTCACGCACCTACTCGAACGTCTCCGAAGAGAACCTCCAGCTCGTGCGATGGTCGCTCATGCCGTGGATCCAGCGCATCGAGCAGAAGATGACGGAGTACCTACCGCGCGGACAGTTCGCGAAGATGAACGTCGACGCGCTCCTCCGCCCGGACACGAAGAGCCGCTACGAAGCTCACAAGATCGCACTCGACGCAGGCTTCCTCACGCTCGACGAAGTGCGCGAACTCGAGAACCGTGAACCCCTCGACGAGACGACCAGCGAAGAGCCCGTCCCTGCCGAGATAGTCTCAACACACGAAGAAGAAAGCGACACCGAAGAGGACTCCAGCGATGACGATCGAGCGTAGAAACTACGACGCGACCCTCGAGATCCGCTCAGAGGGAGACGGTCGAACGATCGTCGGAATCGCCGTCCCCTACGACGTCGAGCAGCGCATCTCGCCGAACCTCGTAGAAGTCTTTAGAAAGGGCGTCTTCCGTGACGTCACCCGCGCCGCCAACCGGGTAAAGCTCCTCTTCCAACATAAGACGGACGCACCTATCGGGCGGGCGATCATGCTCGAAGAACGAGACGGCGGACTCTATGGCGAGTTCCGCATCTCGAAGACCGAAGCCGGAGACGAAGCTCTCGAGCTCATCCGGGACGGCGTCCTCTCGAACCTCTCCGTCGGCTTTCAGCCGCTCAAGGATGAGAAGCGCGCCGGGGTAGTGAACCGGATAAAGGCTCACCTAGCGGAAGTTTCGCTCGTCACGTTCGGCGCTTACGGTGACGCCGCGAACATCGTCGCCGTTCGTCAAGAGATTGAGAAGCCGAACCTCGCCTCGATCGAGAAGATCGTCGCGAAGGTGCGGAAGTGATCTCGAAAGCCGTCACCGTCCTCACCCCGAACCTCGACTAGCTCCTATGCCGTGGCACATCGAGACGGCTAATCCCGACTGCCGATCCGGCTACGCCATCGTGAAGGACGAGACCGGGGAAGTCGAAGGATGCCACCGCACCCGGCGCGAAGCACTCGCGCAGCTCGCCGCCCTCAACATCGCCGAGAACGCCCGCATCGACGAAGAACGCGCCGAGGGTTACGCGCCGACGGACGGGATGGTCGCCGAAGCTCGGCGCGGGCTCGAATGGAGGCAGACCTACGGACGCGGCGGAACTCAAGTAGGGGTAGCCCGGGCGCGCGACATCGTGAACCGGAGAAGGCTTTCCAGAACTACGGTCGTGCGAATGGCGTCCTACTTCGCTCGCCACATGATCGACAAAAACGCGCAAGGATTCCGCCCCGGCGAACCCGGCTACCCGTCAGCGGGACGCATCGCATGGGCGCTATGGGGCGGGGACGCCGGGAACGCTTTCGCTCGCGCGATCATCGCCTCCTCGCGCGGCGTGGAAAACGTCGCAGAGACCCGCTAGCATCCCTAGCAGGCCGCACCCTCGGCCCGCGCAGAGCGCACCTCCCGCAAGGGACACCCGCCACGCGGAGCGACGAGCACCCGGTGAGCAACATCAGCACGACTCAACAAGGACTAACACCGTGAACCCATTCCTCACCCGCCTCCACGAGCAGCGCTCGCAGAAGGCCGACCTCATCGACGCCACTCTGAACCGCGCAGCGGAAGAGAACCGCGACATCTCCGACGTGGAGACCGCGAACGTCGCCGCCCTCGCGAAAGAGATCGAGAAGCTCGACGAGCGCATCGCGCAAGTCACCGACATCGAGACCCGCAAGGCCGCAGCAGCCGAACTCGCCCGCAAGGTCGACGGCTCGAAGGTCGATACCCGCGCCGCCTCGCCCTCTCGCGTCACTCGCGAAGAGCGCACCTACCGCCCGGACGGTGAGCACTCCTTCCTCCGTGACGCCTTCGCCGCTCAGGTGAACGGCGACTACGACGCCCGCGATCGCATCGCCCGCCACATGGCAGAAGAGAAGATCGAGAAGCGCGACGTCGGGACGGGTGCTTTCGCCGGACTCGTCGTCCCGCAGTTCCTCACCGACCTCGCTGCACCGTTCGCCCGCGCCGGGCGTCCGTTCGCCGATCGGATTCGCCGTCACACCCTCCCCGTGAGCGGCATGACTCTCTCGATCTCGAAGGTCACGACGGGCTCTGCGGTCGCCGAACAGACCGAAGGCTCCGCCGTACAAGAGACGAACATGGACGACACGAAGCTCGATATCTCGGTCAAGACGATCGCAGGTCAGCAGAACGTCAGCCGTCAAGCTCTCGAGCGTGGCACGGGCATCGACTCCCTCGTCATGGCAGACCTCGTGAGCGCGTATCACACGAAGCTCGACGCTGAAGTCGTGGCTCAGACTCTCCTCGACATCCCCGGTGCGAACGTCGTCGACTACGTCGACGCGAGCCCGACCGTCGGCGAGTTCTACCCGAAGCTCCTCGATGCGATTCAGCGCATCCAGACGAGCTTCTTCGGTGGCCCGAACTACATCCTCGTCCACCCGCGCCGCCTCGCGTGGATCCTCGCAGCAGTCGACACGACGGGCCGTCCGCTCGCCGTTCCGACTCCGAACGGCCCGACGAACGCCGTCGCGACCGGAGCAGGTTCCGTCGTCTACGGAAACTCGGGCTATTCGATCGCCGGGCTCCCGGTCATCACCGACGCGAACATCGCGACGAACGCCGGAGCAGGAACCGAAGACACCGTCTTCGTCGGCAACACGCAGGAAGTTCACCTCTGGGAGAGCGCAGGCTCGCCCTTCATGCTCCGCTTCGAGGACGTGAAGAGCGCCGAGCTCGAAGTGAAGATGGTCGTCTACGGCTACGCAGCATGGACGGCGAATCGTTACGCTTCGGCGAACGCTCGCATCTCGGGCTCGGGCCTCATCGCGCCGACGTTCTAACTCGTAGGCCTCGCGGAAGGCTCGGATCGGTAGCGGCATGATCCGAGTCTCCGCGGGCTATAGAGCAGGACGGACGATCACTAAGGCTTCGTCCCGGCTCGGCGTCGAGCAGGCTCCTCTCGCCTCCTTGAGTCGAGCCGCAGACGATCCGCTTCCGAGCCGGGGCGATTCATCTCCTAAGAAGCGGAAGAGGAAGAAGTAGCTCATGGCTATTACCAACGGATACGCGACACTTGCTCAGTTTCAGGCTTACGCCAACATGAGCACCGTCACCGCCGACGAGACGACGACGATCGAGAAAGCGATCGAAGCCGCCTCGAGGACGATCGACCGAATAGCCAACCGCCGCTTCTGGATGGATACGAACGCGACCGCCCGCCTCTACCGGACGACCGACTTCTATACGCTCTTCGTCGACGACATCGGCTCGACCTCCGGGCTCGTCGTCGCACTCGACGCAGACGGGAACGGGAACTACACCGACACGCTCACGCTGAACACGGACTACATTCTCGACCCGGTCACCGCCCCGCAGCAGGCTCGACCGTATACGCGCGTAACGATGGTTGGGACGGAGATGTTCCCGCTACCGATCTCACGCCGTCCTCAAGTTCAGGTGACTGCTAAGTACGGATGGTATAACGGCACTACACCGGACGACATCGTCGAAGCTTGTCTGATCCTCTCAGCCGACTACGTCAAGAGGGCTTCGAGCGTCGGCGGCGTCCTCGGCCTCTCCGAGCTCGGCGCGATCCGTATGAGCCCGCTCGGACGGGACATCGGCGCGATCGTGCGCGCGTACCGTAAAGAAGTCCTCGGATGATCCCGTCGACAGTCCGGGACAAGCTGAAGCTCGCTCTCAACATCACCGGGCTCCGCGTCTACGACACCGTCCCGGATAACGTCATCCCGCCCGCCGCGGTCATCGGTCAGCTCTCGCTCGACTTCGATCTCGTCTTCGCCCGCGGAGCAGACTCGGCGACGTGCGACGTCATGGTCATCGCCGGGCGTATGAGCGAACGAGCCGCGCAGGACTACCTCGATAATCTCCTTCAGTCGACCGGGAACTCGTCGATAAAGACGAAGATCGAGAGCGATCAGACTCTCGGCGGCTCCGTTACGAGCGTCCGCGTCGTGCGCGCCGAACCCGTCTCGATTACCGTCTCCGGTGTCGAGATGCTCGCGTACCGCTTTCAGGTGGAGCTCTGGGGGTAAGATGAGCGCCATGAGATACCGCGTCACGTCGCGCCGACTCGTCGGAACGGCAGAGGGCGACCTTATCTCGGCAGAAGGGCTCGTCGCTCTCGGGCATGATCCGCTTCACGCGGAAGCGTCCGGTCACGTCGTAGCCGTGGAGTATGCTGAACCGAAGAAACATCGAGGAGCCCGTAAGGACGCCTCCGACTCAGACAAGGACTAGAATCGCATCATGGCAACAGTTACCGCACTCGGCAAGGCGACCGTCTTCACGGTCGGCGGCGTCGACCTGAACGATCAGCTCGTCTCGATTACCATGACGAAGACCGTCGAAGCGCTCGACGCGACGACTCTCGCAGATACCGCTCGCCGTAACGCGGCAGGGCTCGAGAACTCGGAGACGACCTTCACCGTTCTCGGCACGTTCGCTACGGGCGAAGCGATTCAGACGATCTTCGGCGACGTGGGCTCCGAGCATACGATCGTCTTCGAGCCTCTCACGTCCGCACCCGGCGCTAGCTCGCCCCGCTATACGCACTCGAACGCCTTTCTCGCCGCGGCTCCGGTCGTCGTAAACGTCGGCGAACTCCTACAAGTGACCGCCACCTACACGGGCGGAAGCATCGCGCAGGCCGTCGCCTAGTGCTCGACATCTCCGTAACCGTCAAGCGGAAGGACGGAACACAAGACACCTTTCCCGTCTATGCCGACTCGCAGATCGCTTTCGAGCGATGGGCGAAGACATCCATCTCCGCAGCGTTCGACCCGTCCGGGAAGCCGAAGATGGAATCGCTCTACTACCTCGCATGGCTCGCGGAGAAGAACTCCGGGAAGGTCGTGAAGAGCTTCGACGAATGGATAAAGGACATCGCCGCCGTCGGGCATGAGGACGGCCCGGGAAACTAATCCCCGGCGGCGGAGTCGCCGCCGAGATAGCGCAGCTCGCGCTCATAGCTCGCTGCGATCCGCTCTCACTTATGCGGACGCCTCCCGACGTGCTTCGAGCGCTCTACGATGGAGCGAGGAAACAAGCCGAACGGAGACGAAGTAAACATGGCTACTAGTGGAACTTTCGGCTACCGCACCGACCGGGAAGGCGGCGTCAAGGTCGAAGGACTGAACTCCGTCCGAACGCAGCTCCGGAAGCTCTCGAGCGACGTCGACTATCGCGCGCAGGAGTTCCTCCCCGTGAATAAGGCGATCGCCTCCGCGGTCGCCGGGGACGCGAAGCGCTTCGTCCCGGTACTCTCCGGAGCTCTCGCCGCCTCCATCCGGGAAGCCGCTACGAAGACGTCCGCGAAAGTGAAAGCCGGAAGCGGGAAGACCGTCGCCTACGCCGGGCCGATTCACTTCGGATGGCCTGCCCGGAAGATAAAGCCTCAGCCGTTCTTCTATGACGCGATCGACCAGCGCCGCGGCGAGATTCAGGAACGCTACGAGAAACTCGTCGGCGACCTCATCGCGAAGTATGACCTAGACGACAAGAGGACGAAGTAATGGCTCTTATCTCCGTAACGATCTCGGGTAACGCCGCACCGCTGAAGAAGGAGATCGACTCCGCGGAAGGGATGCTCGGCAAGTTCGGCGGCTCGATCGCGAAGTTCGGAGCGGTAGCAGCCGCGGGAATGGGCGCGGTCGCCGCCGGGATCGGCTTCGCAGCGAAAGCCGCCGCCGAGGATCAGCAGTCCTTCGCGCAGCTCGAGACGGCGCTTCGTAACGTCACCGGGGCGACACACGATCAGATAAAGGCGGTCGACGACCAGATCGCCGCGATGAGTCTCGCTACGGGCGTAGCCGACGATCAGCTCCGCCCGGCTTTCGCCGCCCTTACTCGAGGGACGCGCGACATCGCCGAAAGTACGGAGCAGATGGGGCTCGTCCTCGACATCTCTACCGCGCTTCAGATGGATGCGACGACGGTCGCGGACGCGCTCGCGAAGGGCTACGAAGGGAACACTAAAGCGCTGAAGAGCCTCTCCCCGGAGATGGCGGCGATGATAAAGGAGGGCGCGGGAATGGATGAGATCCTCTCGCAGCTCTCCGCGAACTTCGGCGGAGCAGCAGCCGCGAACGCGGACACGTTCGCCGGGCAGGTGAGCCGACTGAAAGTCTTCATGAGTGAGCTCGTCGAGCAGATCGGCTACTACGTCCTCCCGGTGCTCTCGAAGATCGCAGAGTTCATCGTGAAAGAGGTCGTCCCCGCGTTCCAGCGGATTATTGAGCGCTACGGCCCGGCGCTCGCGGCTATCTTCGAGAAGATCGCGACGTTCATCGGGGACGAACTCGTCCCGGTCATGCGCGACCGACTGATCCCGTTCATCCAGCAGGTCGCCGAGTTCATCGGCGAGAAACTCGTCCCGGTGATCCGTGACGTCGCGATAAAAGTCTTCGACGGGCTGCGACGTATCTTCGAGATTGTCTCCGACAAGATCGAGGAGAACCGCGACAAGATCGCGAACATCATCGACTTCTATCGTCAGCTCTCGAACTTTATCATCGACCGGGTCGCCCCGATACTCGTGAGGACTCTCGGAGTCGCGTTCGAGATCGTGGCGAAGGCGATCGGCCCCGTAATCGACATCGTCTTTACGCTTATGAGCGCTTTCGCCGATCTCTATAAGTTCCTCCTGAAAGTCGCCGGGGGAGTCCTCGACGTCATCGAAGGCATGGTGAACGGCGTCGTCGACGGCGTGAACCTTATGATTCGAGCGCTGAACGCGCTACCGGGAATCGACATCGACCCGATCGGAAAGGTGAACATCACGCTCCCTAGCCTCCCGTCGCCCGCAGGAGTAGCCGCCCCGACCGCTTTCTCAGGCAACACACGAGAGACGGGCATCACCCCGACAGTCCCGACGATCACCGTCCCCGGACTAGCTCCGACGGTCACGACACCGACCGGAGGAGGCAGCAGAGGAGGCGGAGGCAAGGGCGGCGAAGCCGACGAAAGCCTCCGGGAAGGTATGGTCACGATCCTCCCGTCGACGGAAGTCTTCGGAGCAGCCGGAGGCGGCGGCTTCGGCGCGGCTATGGGCAACGAAGCACTACTCGACGGGATGACGGGCGGCGTCGTGAATGTCGTCGTGAACACCGTCTCGGCGGACGCGA